GCCGTCTTTGTTAGTCCATGTGCTACCACGTGCCATGATCTATCTCCTTATACTTGGTCAGTGTCTGTGAGAACACAAACGAGGTTTTCAGGACGGTATACCTTCAGACCATAACGAGCGGTAGTTACGTACTCTTCACGCTGACGGTGCATATTGTAGTCAGCATCGACCTTAGGCATCTGACGGAAAGCGCCGAGGAACGGCAGAATATCCGAAGAGGCAGCCGACATAAAGATGTTGGCCTTACCAGCAGTCGTTGTTACGGAGCTAATCGTTTCGTTAGCAGTCGGCAGATAGTTCGATACGTAGAAATCGAAACCGAAGATGTTACGGATAAACCGCATCTCGGAGCCGATACCAGTCTCGATGATACCTTCCCAACGGGGGTTATTGGAAACATTGACAATGTTCGTCAATGTGTTAAGTTCGTACTCGACCGAAGGGTCAACGATGGCAATAAGATTACTGCCGGGAACGTTAGCTTTCTTCAGAGCGTACAGGGCTTTAGCAGCGTCCGCTACTGCGAACGTTTCATCTGTACCAGTACCGATGAAGCGATGTTCTGCGCCATTGATAGTGTTGGTATTAGATGCTGTCTGCCCACCCGAAGCACCACCGGCTGCCAAAGCAAGGATGTCCGTTTCAAGCTGTTCGCCAAGGGCGCGTGCCTGAGAAGGTACAAACTTAGCTTCGAGAGCGGCTGCGTAGAACGCATCCTGACGAGCCTTCTCGGTGATATAGTGTGCTGAACTCTTGTACTCAGTGATTGTGAAGGTGAACTCACCCGTGTCCAGAGCGTCAAACACAATGTCTGTGTCTTCCGTGTAGTCACGTACTGTGCTCTCGCCTACCGAGGGAATCGTAAACTGATCTCCATCGGGGAACTCCGACATCCAGTTAACCCAACCTTGGGCTTCCAGTTTGTCATCAAGAGATTCCTTGAGCGACGTACTCCAAATCTCTGAGCGACGAAGAAGCGCACTAGTTGCCGTTGTCATAGACATTAGTTGTTACTCCTAGTTACTCAGTGGATTATTTATTGAAGCGATCACCGAGTGCCATCTGGTCCTTGTACATCTGGCCCTGAATCTTGTGGTCAGTCCAGAACTTACCAGCTCCCACCTCTTGTTTGAGTTGGTTGTAGTAAGCCCTAGTGTGATGACCGTCAATCATCATAGGCTGATTAGTAGCCCTCGACTCAATATGAGTCTCCGGCAGACCTGATACACTTTGTGATCCGGTACTCTGCTCCGACTGAATCAATCGCTTAAATGCGGCTGGACTCTCCTCTCCCAGAGCCTTAAGCGTCTCGATATCCATACCGAGTTGCTTTGCGCGCTCTGCTGTATAAGTCCGGGCTGCTTCAACATCACCCTTAAACTTATCCAGTACGAATTGGTTTGCCTCCCGATAGTTCGTCTTTCTGGTCTCTTCTGTAGACTTACTATCAATGATTGATCGGACCATTTGTTCAAGCGTCTCTTTGGGCAGTGTTTGGTCTTCACCTTCCTCTGATTGGGCTTGCGTTGCTTGCTTAATAGCTTCGATCAGCGTAGCTGCGGTAGCAGATTTATCGGCCTCGGTTTCCTTCTCGGCCATTGCTTGCCGCAACGTGGCAAGTTCACCCTCCAATTGTTTCAGATGGTTGTCCGCTTCGATCTTGCCTTTAGCCAGATCTTCTATGGACTTGAACTTCTTATCTTCGCCTACAAGCGCAGCCACATAGGACTCGGTATCGAGTACTTGAGGCTGTTCCTCGTTCCCTTGGGTCTGGGAAAATACATCATCGGACATCGGTCTTGTCCTCCTTAAAATCTAATAGCTTGAGGTATCGCCGTATTACTTTCCGCTCGGCAGCAGCGGCGATGGTCTTCCGCTCCCAAGCTGGATCTTCAAAGTCTTCCTCTACGAGGTATGTCCTTTCAAGATCCTCTGTCATTATATCGGTCAAGCGTCTCCGCATTAGCGTAGAGTTGCGAAGTGCTACTGCACTTTTCTCTATCTGCTCTTTCTGTTCGCTGCGCGGATACTTATCCCGGTCTTCTTTGAACCAGCGTATATCCATTATCTAATCTCTTCCCAATCCATAGAAGCCAATACTGAAGCATCTTGTGCTCCGGTTTTTACAGCGGCTACTGTATAGATTCCTGTCTCTGCCCCTTGCCTGTCCCACAGGGCTAACTTACCAAGCAAACCTTGAGCAGCAACCCTTGTGTTGTTAGTTGCTCCAAGGTATTCAATCTTTGTTGCGTGTCCCCCAGTTATAGCTGAAGCTGAAACATCATATTCTATACTACTGGTTGCGTCTACATCTGCCCATGCTGCTCCTGTCAACGTACCATCATGGATAAGAGCGAGGCGAATAGGATTATTGGTTGATATTGAGTACCCTTTAGGTATTGACAAGATCAAGTACTTTACTGTGCAACAGATAGCTTTCATCGTTGCGCTGGCATTGGCTGTGATTACATACCGCAAGCCTATGGCATTGTTGTCATTGCCATAGCCCATCTCCATATAGGTGATTCCACCAGTAGTGTAGAGATTCCAATAGCAGGACCCATTAGCTAGCTGCCAGTAGCCGGTATTGATCCTGTTATCATTATAGATCTCATAGATGGGGCGAGCTACTCCATTCTTGACTAGCGCAAAGCGGATGCGGCCAACCTTAAGGCTCTGGAAATCCATAGCCAAGATATGTGAGGTTGTCCAGTCTACCCCTGTCTTCAGATCTATCCAGTCACTCTGTGGGTATGTTGTGGTGACTACTGACCCAGTTACATTAGAGCGAAGGAACAGCTCTGCTGTGCCTCCCCCAATCTCAGCCAGATCCAGTACACCAGTCATGTCAATGAGCTGTGAGTTACCCGGAGTGTAAGGAACTGGATAGCTAGCCATCTTAGCGTAGCTTCCGTTGTCAGCGTCATCAAGGGCGAGTGTCAGATCTCGACTAGCTGCATTATGGGTCACCGTTCCGTTGTTGGTTATCTCATCAAAGAACTCACTCTGCGTATCGTAGATGAATTCTACGTCAAGTCGAGTGTCTGGGGATGAGGTACGTACCCGGCCAAAAGCGTCAGATTGCCTAGGATCACTGGTGACTGTAAGGGCTGCGATGTTATCATCGAATGCCTCTTTCCAGAGATCATCAATGGACTTCCATCTACGATTGTCACTGCGGCGGTCGATAGCCATTAGATCTCTTCAAGCTCCTGATCTTCTTCGAACTGCCTACCGGCTATCTCTCCCACTACCTGCTCTTGAGCCTGAGCTGTCAGGCCCTGACTCTCTTGGCTTTCCGCGATGCGGATGTTATCCTGTACCAGCTCCCACTGATCCAGACCAAGGAACTCCTCGAACAGTTTCGCAATCTTCTTGCCGCTGATATGGGCAGCGACTGCGGGGTCTTGGTAGGCTGCCGAGTTGACCAGCCCCATTAGGTTCTGGACAAGCTGAGCCTGCTTCGCGTAGTGGCGTGCACCCATCGGATACAGCTTGCCACGCTTACGCAGCTCATCGGCTGTGATCTGTAGGAACTGAGCGATGCCGTAGTCATCGTCGTATACCTTGACTACCTCTGTAGCTTCCACGTTGCGCCGCGCCACTTCCAACATCTGATTGAGTAGCGGCTCCACGAACTCTTCTTCGAACTTTTGAACCTTCTGCTGAAAGATACGACCGGCAGCGTTTTCCAACGCTTGTACTTCAAATGCGGTCTTTTCACCGGGGGTTCGTATACCCATCGCCTGCCTAGGCGCACCAGCTAACTCCTCCATGTTCATCATCAAACGATCCATCTGAAACTCTGCATTCAGAGCTGTAGAATCTGGACGCAGGATATCAATCCTCGAATCCTCATGGGCGTAGATGCGCTCACCCGGGCCCCATTCCCACTCCTCAGCGGAGCCATAGATGACTGCGACTGGGTGTGCGATCTGATCGAATACGTCAGCCTTGAGGTTCTCAAGGTGGTCGAGTCGATACTGCATACCTACGAGATTGTCCAGAGGTCCCATGCCCATCAAGTTGTCAGGGCGAGGTCTCCAGTTAACGTGTTCCTTATTGGTGACTCCGAGCCACGATTCAAACGGCTCCTTATGTACGACCTTGCGGCGGTCCATAACAATGACACGATGTCCGATCAGAAGCTCGTCTTTCTCTATGTCATAGAGATCTCCCTCGTACTCAATCAGCTCGATCATATCCGAGCTATAGTACTCTGACAGGTTACCGAATCCGTCTACGCGAAATCCATGTGACTTGTCGAGATCAGAGTCTCCGTAAG